ATCAGCACTAGAAGTTTCTTTTAAATATATCCATTCCTCACTTGCTACAATGTGTTCAAGTGTATCTTTACAATCTTCTAGTAATTTTTTTATTTCTTCATTCATAATATCTCCTTATATAATATGCTTAAAAGGACAGGTAGCCACATAGTTTGAGAGCTACTCATTAACAAAGTGTCAGACCCTTTGCACTAATCAGATATTACTATCCCTTTCAGACTACTCACACTAAGAAACTTATTTAAAGTTTGTTTCTTCGTGTATTTCTGCCCTTGTAAACATGCTAGTTTGATTTGTTTACCGACAGCTTAAAATACTAGCAAAGTCTGTCCGCAAATTATGGCTTTGTTGTTTAAAGTCTGTACAAACCTCCACGCAAGTGTGGGAAAATCAGACTAGCTACTTGCACTTTTAAAGTCATCTAACTATCAGTAGCTATAATTAGGAAGACTAACATGTATAACCTATGGTCTCTTACCGTTGGTAAATCCTAAACGGTCAGGCTGTTTCAAGAACTGATTAATTACTACCACTCTGAAGTTATATATGTCATGTATTCTAATCTATCAACAACTTAATGTTCTCAATCTCATACATGAATGACAAAACCTGACATATCATGTCTTGCCTTGCCTTTTGCTTTTAGACCAACAATAACATTTTGTTTATCTAAAAATCTTAAATCACTTTCATCGCCATCGACTACTTCTCTACCCTTGAAATAAATAGGAAAAGCTCCATTGAATACTACTGCAATATTATATGCAATCTTATCATACCATGCTGTATATTTTGGATTAGCTTCCGAGTATGACCATGTCAAATGATAGTTTTTGTATTGTGAAACTTTTCTTGTAGGTATCTTGGTATAGTCATAGAACTGCACATCTGGGAAGTGTTCAAATATATTTTTATCTTTGTATAGTTTGTGTTCCCATTGTATATCACTTGTGCCATTCAATCTTACAGCAGGTTTCTTGTCTTTCTTATAACAATAATTACAAAACTTTGTAATCTCTGTATGCAATAGCTCCATGAAGTTTTCATAATCATTGAGAAACATATCAGTTCTACGCTGTCTAGCTTCTTGTATTCTATTGGTAGTCTCGCCTTTTTTGATGATACCACCACGCCCTGCAGTATTTAGACATGCAGTCTTACAAGAAGCTATATCTTGGAATGGGCATATCTTGGTATTGATAGGTCTGAAGTGCATAACACAACTGATGTATGTATCATCTACATTTTTACCTTTTAATATCTTTGGATTGTTTAGTGTTAATAATTTATATGCCATAGTATCTCCTAAATATGCCCTCTCAATGCTTTTACAAAAGCTAATAATACTTCTTGTAATTGTTCTGTATCTAATTTATTTTCTTCAAGATATTTAATAATATCTCCATGACCACCAATGTTAGTTATATTATCTTTTAGTTGGTCTAGTTCTGTAAGTTCATATATTCTACCATTATATTTAGTAGCATTTTCTATTTTTTCATCAAATATTTCTACAACTTCTCTATATATATCTATCATTATTCATCTCCTTCATAACTTTCATGCAATCTAGCTTCGTGAGTATGTTCTATATCATCAAATCTAAAAAAGTAATGTTCATTATGATTTGCAATATGTTGATTTTCATCTTGCCTTGCATATCTTTCAGCTTCAAATTTACTTTCTGCTTCTACTTCTATGATAGCTTCATAGTGTCTAACTACTTTAACCCTCCATAATCCCTCATGTCTTATGTTTGTACTCATAATATCTCCTTATTGTTGTGAATTGCCCTGCCATTATACAACAACAGCAGGGCGTTGTCAAGTCAAAGTTTAGCTGAACTTTGCTACTAAATCTTCAATCATTTGTTTAGCGTCAAAATCTCCAGACATACCTGCAAATCTTACTTCTTCAGTAATTTCTTGTCGAATTTCCCAATCTAAACCATTAGTATTTATACGAATATCAGGTCTATCTCTAAGATAACTGTCTTGACATATACCCTCGTTATACCCTGTAAAACCTTGTTGTTCATTAAAGTCTTTAATTCTTTCTTCAAGGTTTTTTCTTGCGACATTTAATTCACTTTTAAGTTTGTCAATTCTGTCATATTCTTTTTGATATTTTGTAGTGTCAGCAAGAAACTCTTTCCATTCTGGTTGAGATTTAATATTTTCCTCATAAGCTTCTCTTCTTACTTGTTCTACACTTTTGACAACCTTATTTATAATTAAATCTTGGTCGCATATTCTCATTTGTTTTGCCATAATAATCTCCTGTATGTATAGCTGTTAATATAATGGCAGTTTTTTAAGCAGGTCTGCCAACTTCTATCAGCTGTAGATTTAAAGTCATACTCCTGATTGCTGATGACTATATGCTTCAAAACATAGGAATAAAGCATATATATTTTCTGCCAAAGTTAAGCACTCTACCTCTATTAGTTTTATAAGTTCCATACTTATTAAAACCTCTAGTGTTAGTAGCTACTCTAAACCTTAATCCAAATAAATTAAAGTGATAAAAGTATTTACTTTTACTTTGACTATCTCTAAATATCTTTAACATAATATCTCCTAGTTAGTCAGTTGATGTTGAACATTATACTCGATAACGAAGTTGCTGTCAAGTCAAACACACGCACATATATTTTATATAAATTTAATTAGTCTTTCTTTAAATCTAGCAAAAGGACTTTCATATAAATTTATAACTTGACATCTATTGTCAAATCTTTTATTTTGTTCATTACAAATATCTTCTGCAATTTTTATAGCTTCTTTATCACTATCACAATAAATATTTAATGATAGTTCTACTCTGTATCTATCCATAGTTTACTCCTATATTTTTAATATTTTCCAAACAGTTCCCTGTTCCATAGTATTATCATTGAGATAATCTTTAGATGAGGATAATTTAACCCACCCAAATCTATTTTGCCATAACATAGTTCTATCTTCTTTATGATTAAAACTTTGTCTATATCTATAACCCTCTGATTTTAGGTATCTTTTAGCCTTATCAAGACTATTAAACTTTATTGGTTTTATTATTGCTTTACTGATTATATACTCAATATCTTTACTGTTATCAAATTTCTTTTTCATAGTTTCCTTTGGTTGTTTGTTTAACTGTTGAGCATTATACTCGATAATGAACTCGTTGTCAAGTCAAACGCCTGTGTAAATTATTTATATATCTAATGAACTATTTTTAAATCTTGTTCTTCACTCTCAAAAGCATAGACTTCATCAAGTCTTTTATCACTATCTTCAGATATAAAATCTATAATTATATCTATACAATCATCTTTTGTTAGATGATGATTAAACATATCATCTATTTTTTCAAAAGCTTCTGCTTTACTTTTGCTAGATTGTATGATATACTGTAATGCTTTTATTAATTTTTCTTTTGTCCATTCCATTGTTATATCTCCATATAATTAAAACTGTCAAGACTATCAAGACTTTCATAAGCTTCTTGTTCATTACAAAACTTTTGAATATCTATATCATCTAGTTCAGTCAAGTTATCAGCATTAACAATATCATTGTTAATTTCTGTTTCTTGTTCTTCTAGTTCTTGATGAACTTTATTTAACTCTTCTAAATACTTGTCGTTAAACAATTTGTTTTTTAAATTACTCATGTTATCTCCTTGAACGCTTAGTTCGGTTGTTGAGTTGCCAACATGATAAGCGAAGTTGAGTTCGTTGTCAACCCAAACGCACACATAAATTGTTTACGACTATATAAAATTTTACACGCAATCTTTGTGTATAGTTCATATTTAGACACGCAATCCTCATATATGCCCTATATTTACACAAAAAATATGGTTGGAAAAAAAATTTGACAATGGATTTTAATTCGGTATGATGTAGTCAGAAATTAAGCAAATTGGTTGCTTGATATAAATACTTAAACATAGGAAATTATGGAAAAAATAAGTAAAGAACTAGGCGAGTTTTTAAAATCTCACCCAAAATTGGTTGAAGAACTAGGAACTCATATATTAACCCAAGATAAGAAGTCAGCTAAAACTTCTAAAGGCTTTGTGCCTAAAGATGTTAACGCTTTAGCTTCTCCAAAAATGATAAAAAAGATTGCAATGACTTTCTTAAAACATCAAGAGAATAATAAAAAACCTCTGCCAAAAGAGATAAATTATTATACTATTGTTGGACATTTTACAGCTAGATTAAATGATAAAAACAAGCCTTTAAATCAAGGGCAAGTGAGTAAGATTTTATCAGCTAAATCTTTACCAGCTTCAGACATAAAAAGTATGATAGCTTATAAAGAATTGATGAAGTTAGAGGGCAAGTAATTATGGAAATATTAATCTTGCCTTTGTTAATGTTTTTATTAGCTTTTGGGATTATGTATCTAGGAAGTTAAAAGACTTAACAAAATCTTTAAAGGGCTACTTCGGTAGCCTTTTTTTATGTCTAAAATCTAATGTTAGCATTGCATACATTGACTAATTCTAATGCGTTCTAAGAGCTTAACATTCTTACCTATACTTACCTACTAGCCTAACTCTAAATGTGCCATGATACGCCTTATATGGCTCTGTAAAGTGATTTACATATTTAAATGTGTATCGATATCAGCAACGCACACTAAAACTTTAAAAATTTTGGTAAGTTCTCATAGCTTTACTTTATAAATCTATATAGACCTATCAAACTCTGATGTGTTCGGCTTGTGTCTTGTAAATCTTTATAGGTTATATAGTTCTATATAGTTCTTTATAGTTCTTTATAGTCTATGCTTACCCCCCATGCCAGATGACCACCCCTATACCTATATATATATACTAATGCTCATACATTTTTGACAATTTTCAGTTGGAAACTTCACAGAGCTGGACAGCTCCTCTAGATATGTATTTAACCCCCGGCAGATACAATCTTATTATATAGTTCTAATAAGATTTTGTCAAGTGTTTTGTAAAATATTTATTAATACTTGACAAATGCCCCTTTTCACTATATAATAGCAGTATGTCTTTACCTACAACTAAAAGAAAATTAACAGAAAAACAAGAATTATTTCTTAATAGTCTTATAGAGACTAAAGGAAATCTTAAACTTTCGGCAGAAATTGCAGGTTACCAAGGAAATCACTACCAAGTAATTAAAAGTCTTAAACATGAAATAGTTGATTTAGCCTCAGATGTACTTGCAAAGGAAGCCCCTTCAGCAGCTTTTAAGCTTGTTGAAGTATTAAAAAGCGACAACCCTTTACCACAAGCTAATGTAAAGATACAAGCAGCTCAGACAATACTTGACAGGGTTGGTTTAGGTAAAAAAGAACGATTAGATGTAAATCATAATGTTCAAGGTGGTATATTTATACTACCAGAAAAAGAAACTATAGATGTAACAGACTATGAAGAACTATCTGAATGAGCTACTTCAATTTGCTCAAGACCATCCAGTATGGTTTTGTGTTTGGTTTTTAGTCGGTTGGATTATAGGTAAAGGTATACTTCATTCATTGTGAAAATATACTTGACAGAACTAGAAATATATGGTAATGTTTATACAGGACCAAATATTATTGCTGCAACTTTAGAACAAGCTGAGTTAGCAGCTAATAAGAATGGATTGGTTGTCGTAGGAGAACTAGAAAATATTGTTGTTAATGATGATGTTTCTTACCCTACTACAGTAGAACCAGAAAATAAAAGGACAATACACTAATGGCTAAAAAGAAAGACCCAAGACTCGCAAGAGCAGGAGTAAGTGGTTATAATAAACCCAAGCGTACTCCTAATCATCCAAAGAAGTCACACATTGTTGTTGCTAAAGTAGGCGATAAGATTAAGACTATTAGATTTGGACAAAAAGGAGCTAAGACTGCAGGTAAACCAAAAGCTGGTGAGTCTGCAAGAATGAAAGCAAAGCGTAAAAGCTTCAAAGCTAGACACGCTAAGAATATTGCCAAAGGAAAAATGTCAGCAGCTTACTGGGCTGATAGAGTAAAATGGTAAGATTATTTAATAAAATACACAAATTCATGAAGTGTGGTCGCCTTAACAAAGTTTGGAAACTTTTAAAATAATATGCCACATTTAGGAGGAATTAAATTTAAAGCCTTGCACAAGCAAAAAGGTAGATTGTCTATGCGAAGAAACCAAGGTAAACCCGGACATGTTACTCGTGAAGAGTTTGACAAAAACTGGGATATGATTTTTAAGAAAGGAGGAAAGAATGGTAGTAAAAAAAAGAAAGACTAAGAAAAAGTCAACAGTTAATAAAGCTGGTAATTATACTAAACCAACTATGCGTAAGAGGCTTTTCGAGAGAATCAAAGCTGGTTCTAAAGGAGGTAAACCCGGGCAATGGTCTGCTCGAAAAGCCCAGATGTTAGCTAAACAATACAAAGCCAAAGGAGGAGGCTACAAATAAAATGAATATAATACTAGAATACATACAAAAATTTTTAGATAAAGTACATGCGTTTATAAAAAAATGGCTTTAGAAAAATCTCAAAGAAGTCTTAGAGCTTGGACAAAGCAAGACTGGGGTACTAAGTCTGGTAAAAAATCTAGTGAAACTGGAGAAAGATATTTACCCAAAGCAGCTCGTGATGCATTAACCCCAGCAGAATATGCAGCAACAACAGCCAAGAAAAGAAAAGATACAGCAGCAGGAAAACAAGTTTCTAAACAACCAGAACGAATAGCTAAAAAAACTAGAGGAGCTAGACAGTTTAAACAAATAGGTGGTCCGGTAAAAAGACAAAACTTAGATGCTAGGTTTCACGATAGACAGTTTCCTCCACCAGATGATGAAGATTATATAGCAGCTAGAGAATCAGGTAGTGAAGAAAGTCCAGAAGCTAAAAGATATTTTGAAAAATATAGATTGTATGAAAAAAATTATGAAAACTATTTACAAGATGTATACAAATTTTTAAAAGACAAACATAACATAGTAGTTAAAGAAGTTGATTTTAAAGCACAACAAGATAAATTTAAAGAATATAAAGACTTACCTAAAGCACAAGCTGTTTTAAATATATTAAAAGATTCTGGAATACCTTTAAGAGAAAGACCAGAAGCAGCTATTATGCAAGTTCTTGAAGAAAGACCTAGAGAACATATTATGCCAAGTCGAATGATAAAAAACGATTTAGCTAGAGATGTTTTTAATGTTGCAAAAAGAATGATGACACCAACTGCATTACATAAAAAAGGATTTAATATAATAAAAAATAGAGTTAGTTTATTAAATTTTGTAAATCCTAAAAAAGAATTAACTATAGTTTTAGATAAAAATAAATATCCAGATGTAAGAGAATCAATTTTAGTAGAAGAATTAAAACATGTACATCAATTAAGAGGTTTAAATGCTATTAAAAGTGCTGTTAAAGGTAGTCTTGAACAAATAGCAGATGCAATGGGTAAAGGAGATAGATATGGTCAAGCAACATCTTTAGAAGGAATACATCGTAGAAAAGAAGAATTTGAACCAGAATTAAAAAAATATGGTTATACTCCTGATGAAGATAGATATTTTGAATCTCAATATTTTGACCCAGACACTTACAATTAAAAATGTCTATACCTGATGGTTATATAAAGAAAAAAGGTGTAACTGTACCTTTTGGTTATGAACTAAGTAGTATTAAAGGTTATCTAAAACCTATAGAATCTGAATTAAAAATACTAAATCAATACATAAAATCTGTATTAAACAAAGAATATTCATTAAGAAAAGCTGCTGAACTTATTACAGAAGAAACAGGTAGAAAAATAAGTCATGTAGGATTATCTCAAATTGTACAAAAAGCTCCACAACCTAAAGTAAAATATAAATATTCTCCAGAACAAAGAAGAAAACAAAAACTTAACAAACAAAAAAGAGAATTAGCAAAAGCAAAACAAAGAGTAGCTTATAAAGAATCTAAAATTAAAAACGAAGAAGAAGTAATAAAAAAAGCTACAGAAAAAACTACATCTAAAGTAGTAACAGAAGAACAATTAGAACAAGTATCTCCATCAATTAAAGAAGTATTAAAAGAAAGTAATGTAATCTTTCATGCAAACGAAGGTCCTCAAACACAATTTTTAGCTGCAGATGAAAAAGATGTGTTATATGGAGGAGCTGCTGGTGGTGGTAAATCTTATGCTATGTTAGTTGACCCACTAAGATACGCACACAAAAAAGCTCATAGAGCATTAATACTTAGAAGGTCTATGCCAGAACTTCGTGAAATGATTGATAAGTCTCGTGAGCTATATCCACAA